TCACAATATACTCCATATTGGCATAAAGCCACTTCAGCAGTATAACACATTAGTTCATCTTGTTGAAATGAATATATTTCTTTATCTTCAACAATAATATTATGCCAATGGTTATTAAATTTAATTTTACCAAATAATTTTTCTTGATTCTCACGAACCCACACTACTTGATTTCCTGGCGAACATTCTCTATTTGTTAATTTTGGAAATAACATTTTAAGAGTAAGTTGGCATCCTGGTCCCGGTAATACAAATGCTTCATCATGTGTAAATGGTAAATTTGGATTTGTTGATTGGTCAGTTGCTCCATGATATCCATAATAAGGACCAATACCTTCTTTTGATAGTAAAACTTCAACACATTCTTTTAAAGTTAAGCACTTAAGAATTCTATCTACAGTTCCGTCTACTAACCAATCAGCTAGCCAACTAATCATGTTGACAGAATGAGTTTCATGACCATGAACTTCTCTAGCAAATTTATTTGAAGCACCCATAAGAGATGTGTGTAATTCTGTTTTTGACCAAATGGAATATCCTAATCCCTTTGCTCTATCTAAATTTGATTTAATTTTACTTAAATATTCTGGATCAATCAAAACTCTTTCGAAATCCGTATAAGCTTTTCTTGGGTCTAATTCAGCATTAAGAACTCTATGGCAGTCTCTACCTCCATAAAAGTGAGTAATTAAAAAATTAAGTACTCTATTTTCCTCTGACATTTCTTTATTTGTAGAAATATTAGTTGCTATATATCGTAAACGATCATCCATAGTTACATTAGGACCAAAATATTCAGTGTTCCATTGTATTGCTGGATCACGTCCATTAAAGGAGTGACTTAATCCAGCTCTATAATCAAAACCTTCAATAACACGTTTCCAAAAATAAGCAATATCATCTGCTACATTTTGATCAACGTATTTCCATAAATTAGTACTTGACATGTTCCTCGCTATCTCTTACAAGATGAATTATCTGTAAATCTGGATGAACCTTTTTAATTTCAGCAATTTGAATAGGATCATCTTCGAAGTGTAATCCAACTTGATAATCATGATTTTCTTCTAGCATTTTAATAGTTTGAGCTTTATGTTTACCAGAAGCTTCACGACTATAATCAGGATGATTTCTTTCCAATGGATTATACATTACTCTATTATATATGCCACGAGATTCTAACATTTTTTCTGTTTCTTCTTTTTGTTCGAACGACCGCCCTGTGATAATAATATCCATATCACAAGGTCTTACGCCAAAATGCTCTTCTCCAAAATAGATTACACCATCAATATCAAAGGTATTAACTAATACTTTAGACATAATCATTCTCTCCTGATTGGAAAGTATGTGGAAGATCTTTAGCTTTTGGACGATTCTCTTTTAACTGAGGTTCAGTCATTGGAGTAATTACTCGTCTTGCTAGAGCATCACATTCAAATTTAGCATCTTGTGTTTTAAGTTGTACGGGTGGTGTTTTTTGTGTCCAAGCTGATGGACCTCTTAGGAAACCTACAATACCCATTTCAGAAGCTACTTTACAAAAGCGAATAGCTGAAACAACTACTCCACCAGAGTTTGGTGAATCTTGTACAGAAAGCCTTGCAGACATTTCATAACGAGCTCCTGCAAATCCATATGCAACCATATCAAAGTTAGCAATTTTATTATCAGAAGAAATATAATCTCCACCTGGTTTTTGTAAAACTGTTAATGATGGTCCTGCATAAAGAGTCATACCAGAAGTACTTTCATCTCTTACAATATTTTGACCTTTTAAAACATTTTCCTTAGATACATGTTTATTTTTCAAACGATATTCTTTTGCCATATTTAAAAAATCAGTATTAGCTGTACGACCAGTTCTAATATGTTCTTGACCTTGAGTAGATCCAGCTGCCATATTCATTTGAATATGTTGTGTAACCATAAGTCCAGAATCTAACATAGCACCTTGAAGTACTTCAGACATTCTTGATGCTCCCCAAGCTGATCTCATATCAGATCCAACAATGGATAAACCTTTATCGATAAATCTTTGTTCTGTTTCTACTGCATCTTCAGTTGATATTAGTGTAGGAATACAATTTACGAAATGTACTTTTGCAGCCAAAGCAACATCAACCCAATACTTCGAAGCTTCTTCAGAACCTACAGGTAGGTAGTTAACTAAAACATCTACTTGATGGTACTTAAGTAACTCAACAGTACGATCAAAAGATTCTGCTGGTTGTGCACCATTAACAAAGGTAACTTCATCTGGATAATCTAACATATGAGGTGCAATTCCATCTAGTTCAGGAGCAGAATAAACACTAGCTCCATCTGCTATACATGAAGTATTTGATTCTCCATTTGTATAGATTTCGTCTACATGGTCCATTGCACAATTAGGCGCAGCTCTTAGAGCTTCAGACAGTTTCTTATTGACTTTTCTTTTGTCAATATCAAATCCTAAAACAAATTCAATATCATGTACTTCATATCCTCCGATATCTTCATACATAAGACCTATTTTGTCTTCAGGGTTTTCGTTGTAGTATTGAATGCCTTCCACTAGGGACTTGGCACATGATCCGACACCTACAATGCCGACTTTTATTTTTGACATATTTTTTCTCCTTTATATCAGTTTATTTTAGTGAGTATTTGACTGGATTAGAGTAGCTCACTATTATAGTTATATAACTTTTAAGAGTCATATTTTACTAGTTCGGATTTTACTCCTGCTTCATCAAAGAATTGTTTAGTAAGTTCAAACGATTCTTCCCATTTCTTTGGCCAATTTGGATTGTATGGACCTATAACTCTTCGTATTCCAACTTGAATAATTGCTTTAGCGCATTCATGACAAACGGGTAATCCATAAACAAAAAGATCAGCACCATCTAAAGATACTCCATTCCATGAAGCATTGTATATACAATTCATTTCTGCATGTACAATTTTCTTATACTTTTCTTCTCTATTTGAATAATCGCTATCATCCATTCCTCTTGGATATCCATTATATCCTTGAGCTAAAATTTGTCCTTTTGTTCCTACAGCAATTGCACCAACTTTTGTACTTGGATCTTTACTCCAAGTTGAAACTTCTTTTGCAATGCCTAGATATCTTGGCCACCAAGTGGAATCTTTTCCATTGGTTTCCATATTTAATAATCTGTGTTTCATTTTACTAAATCAAAGTGCCTTTCATAAACGTGTAAATTTTGTACTTGCCAATGCATATCACCAGCATCCATGTGTAATTCCCACGCCAATTGATGTAGAACATATTGTTGCCAAGCATAATCATTACGATAGCCAAAGATCACATCATTAGAACGCATTTGAACTACAGCATGTAGTTTAGAATCACGGTCATAATATGTAACTGAGTTGGTACAAATAAAATCATTTTTACCATTTTCATTATACTCTTTCCAAATGCTTGGACGTGTGTAAATCATAGATGCTCTACGAGAATCTGGATTTGCTTCCAATTCATTGATTACTTGTTCAAATTGATTGTAGTATTTGTCTGACCAAATTAAATGGCCATAATTAGAGTTGATTTCACCATGTTCGTTTGCAGAATATTGCCAAGCCTTTGGTGGTTCATCACCATAAGGTATGTCATTAATGTTAGTAGATTGACTATCATACCATTCTATTTCTGCATCGATGTAATCATCGTTTGGTTTACCAAAAATGGCTTCTTCATCTGCAATAAATGAAGCACCAATCATTTCAATAGTTTTACTACCATTTCTATCTTGAGTAAAATTTTTATTTCTTAATTCGTTTCGAAAATATTCACGAACTGCTTCAATCGTTATCATTAACGGGTTCCTTAATTGGTTTATTGAACATATCACGACCTGGTTGTTGACCTTCCATCTTACCACGAATATAAGATACTGCAAAAGACGAATAATTAATTAGATCTTTATATGTATCTTCAAGTGATTCAAAGTTAGGATTATTACCAGATTCGAGTAAAGAAGTTGCACGCATAACCTTACCTAAGATTACATCATGAATGGTATCAACACCTCTTCGATAGTGCATCGATTGAGTAACATTGGATCCGTCACTTTGATAATCTTGTGATTTTTTGGTTTGCATTTCTGCACATTCTTTTAAGACTACTAGGCTTTCTTTCATATCATTTCCTTTATAATATAGTTATTATAACACAGTTTACAGTAAAAGTAAACAATTATTTTATTTTTTTGCAATTAATGCTGCAGTTTCCATTGGTTCTCATACCATTCATATCTACCATGGTACGTATAGTCATTTGAATCTGGTGGATTAATAAAAATAATAAGAGAATCAGGCCAATCCATCCATTCTTGGTTCTCTTTAATATCAGTAAATCTTTGAAGCATAATTGGAATATTATCTTCTGTTCCAGTTACTTTAACTTCTACTGGATATCCATCTGGATCAATGACATCTTTATATTCTCTTTCATCATCGTCCCATCCTAATATATCTATTAGGTAAATTTCAGCAGCATGGCCTCTACGAGTTTGCCTAATTAAATCTTCGTATGTTCTTCCACTCATTTTAAATGAGGTGTTTGTAGCTATTTTTTTAGCTTCGTTAGTAGCCCTATCATGAAGTTGAATAGGATTTATTTCGTTTATATTAAAATCTATCATTTGTAAAATATATGGTTGTTAATAATTATTGTTTGTGTTAGGTAATCATTCCAATAAGGATCAACCTGATCATTATGATACCATAAAGCACCTTCTGTTAAATCAATTCTTTGGTCCCATAATACTGAATCAGCTACTCTTATTGATTCCATCCATGTAACTGAGTCAGTCGGTTCATCTGATTTTCCATCACAAAACCAGCTAAATTGACATCTATTTTTAATAGGATATTCATTGCCTTTCCAATTAGTTCCCCACTTTGCTTGGTAAACTACATCGCAGATTGTATTGGGAAATTGTAAATCGTTAACTCTATTTAGTACTACTTGAGCTACAGCAATTCTTCCAGCTAGCGGTTGATTTGCAGCTTCAAAATATATGTTTTGAGCTAAACAAAATCTTTCTCCATTTTCATCGCTTGCAAATACATCATTTGACCAAAGTGAAAATATAAGAATACATGTCATTATAACTGCATGCATTGGTAGGAACCATTTGGATCCTGAGTTTGGTAAATTTAGTTTTTTCATATCATTTCCTATAAATTTTTGCTGAATACAAATTCAATTGCTCTTTCAGCTTCTTTATCAATTGGTCTTTTTAAATACCAATTACCACAATCAGCATCTAATCCTCTGATTAAATACTCAACTTCTTTTGCAGTAATAGGATAACCCTTTGATATCGCATTACCAGCAATCGAAACCATAAGTTGATAGAGAGCATAATACCAACCATCACTTAATACTTTGTATTCTTCGATTTTTCGTTTATTTACGAATGGACAATCTTTATAACTTGTCCATGTATAATTTTTATTGTTTAGTTGATTTTTTCTATGGTCCATTAGACCTTGTTTAATAGCAGGTGGTAGCTTATCAAAAAAGCTTCCTTCGGGAGTAACATACTTATGTTGTTCCATAAGCATAGATGGATCCATAATTTTGCCTTCATTCTTTTCTATGAAATTAAAAGCACCATCATACAATGCTGGAATATAGTACATACGAGATAAATCTTTTGTTTGAGCATCACCAATCTCTCCTAATTGTTTATTAAGAGCAAACCAAAAATGTTTGATCTCTTCTTTATCAACATATCTTGTTAATGGAAACACTAATCTAAATTTTGGTAATGCTTTAGTTGAAGATGCAGTACTATATTTAATATGTTGATATTCTTTCCATGGTTCAGCATCTACTTCAACATCTACATCAACTGCGCACCAACCGGCCCAACCAGTAACTCCATCATTACACCGAGTAGAATCTTTTTTATAGATTGCTGGACTAATTAATGGAGCATCTTTCTTTGTAGGATACTTAGTGCTTTGAGATAATTTAAATAATACAGCTTCAAACTCATCAAAAGAATCATAATCCATTCTTTGATGAGTTTTATTATCGTATATGTTATTAAATATCGTTAAACTTACCATGGTTTCCTGCGTGACTTGGTGCTTCCCAACCTTCGGGTTTGATTAGATCTGGAACTCCAAGTGGATTTGGCCTTGATGGTTTTTTACCAACTTCTTTATTCATGTTAGCTTCAAGTACGGCATCCCATGCTTTATAGGAATCGATTCCAAAAGCATCTAGTGTACCAATAGCTACTACACATAAATCAATAAGACCATCTACTATTTCTTCTGGATCATTTGTCAAAAAAGCTTTACATGTTTCTTCAAATTCTTCTTCAATAAAATCAAGTCTAAATGATAGAAACTGTTTTAGTTTTTCTGGATTATTTTCAACCCATTGTCGTGTAAGATATTTTCCTTGCATTAAGTGAATATCTTCTACCCAATTTTTACTCATTATGTTATGATTCCTGATCCTGAAGAAGCTGATAAGTCAATAGGACTTGTAGCTGATTCATGTTGTTTAATTAAATCAGATACTGGTTCAACCATAAACATAACGAATTTTAAATCTATTTCAAATCCATCTTCAGCTTTTGTATAAGGCATAAATGGCATAAAGCCTAGTTTACCTTCTCCTGCTGGAATAAGAACAATAGCATCCTTAAGTATAATTGTATCAGTATCGATACCGTTGAGATCAACGTTGGCAATTAATTCTTCACCGGACGTTAACCTGACTAATTGTATATTTTTCATATTTTCTCCATATATGGTATATTATAACACAGTTTCATGTAAATGTAAACTACTTTATGCAAAAAAATCATTTAAAGTAGCAATTTCTTTTGATGACCAACCAATCGCATCAAGGATAGGATCGATCGCATCTAGAAAAGTTTTTTGGAATTGTAGGTCATAATCAATATACCTTAGAAGTCCAAACTCTTCAGGCAAATACTCAGGGAAACTAATAACGTTTTCCTTAATTGCATTTGGGGTTTTTAGATAGACGAATTTAATCTTTTCGCCATTTCCAATTTGCTGATACTTTTTCTGTAAAGACAAATCTGTAAGCAGCTTATTATATAGTAACCCACCACGAGCATGAATTGGTGTACCTTTTTTGTAGATAAGTTGGTTATCTTTATAAGCTGAGATTTTACTTATCCCACGAGGAAATGCAATTTGATCTGGTGGAAGTGATTTGAAATATGTTTTGAATTGGTCAATTGATGTTTGTACTTGTGATTCTGAACCTGAAACAATTTCTTTGAATATAGCTTTAAGAGCATCACGACATGGCATAGGTGTAGATGATTTAATAGCTTCAATACCCATGATTTTTAGTTTAGGTTCTGCATAACGAACGCCTTCATTGTCTTGGACATTAAGGATATACCTTTTCTTGGCTGTCCATATACCAACATCAGCAATAACTTCACGACCCATAACCATTTTGTTTTCAATACCACCTAAGATATCGAACATACGAGCATAAGATTCTTTTAATACAGGTTCGATTTTATCTTTACATACTGCATCAAGGAAATCAGTAGTATTAGTAGGTTTGAATTTTTGTACTAGATCATCTAGGCTAACATACACACTGTCTGTGTCGATTGCAATAACATAATCCTTGGGATTATTATTGGTTGAAGAGTTAAGCAATCGATTGAGATAACCATTGACCGCTTGTTCAGCCCATCGAATAGTAAGCTGTCCGGATAATGTAATTCCTTCAGCAATTCTTTGGTCGAAGAACCTGAAGTATTTGTTGCCCAAAGCACCATAAAGAGAATTAAGGAGAATTTTAATAGCCATTTGCCTATTCTCATTAATAGTGATATCTCTTTCAATTCTGTATATGTCTTGTTTGTCATTTTTATCTGCCTTTTGTAGTTCCCTTTGAGCTTTAAGCATTGATTGTTTTATATCAACACGTTCGGTGTATAGATCATTAATGATCTTTGGCAATACACCAAGCTTATTTATATTAAAGTATTGTCCATTTGCTGCAACTGCTTTTCCATGGTTATCAACAACAGATGGATTATTAAGTATCATATCAACATCGAGAGGTGCTGTTTCACCAGTTGCAATAGTCTCTGGAGACATATTGTATTGCATAATCAATGAAGGATACAGTGAATTTAAGTCAAAAGAAACAACGTTACGATGTAATCCAACAATAGGTTCTTTCACATAACCACCGGGATATGGTGTTTTCATCTTATCTTCTGCAAATGGTATTGCAATTTTGTTTGCGTATAGATCACGATATATGATAGTGTCCCATATCGCAGTAGTGCCAAATGTATCACCATAATTAACACCACCCTTGTAACCTATAGTCATAGCAAGAGTAATAAGACCCGTTTTGTCTTCGATACGATCGACTAGTTCAACATCTTTGATATTATAATCAATGAATTTTTGATAATCAAACTTGTAGAGACTGAACAAATCTCCATGTTCTTCATAGGAAAGTTTCTTTTCGCCAAGTACAACATGAGAGATATGATTAAGAGAATAAGATTCTTGTGGGCCATAAGAATAGCCAAACTTTTTAAACAATTCAAGATAGTCTAGGTGTTCAATACCACCAATTTCGTATGTTTGTTGTTTACGTTGAAACGAATTAATAATTCTTTCGTCGACCATACCCCATGGAGATAGCTTTTTTTCTTCTCCTGGCATGAGACGATTGATGCGATTTACAAGATATGGAATATCAAAGAAACGACTATTCCAACCTGTAATAACATCTGGTGTATTTGATGGTGTAGCCCAATGCTCAATAAACTTTTGAAGAAGCATAGCTTCGTTTAAGCACTTGATATAAACAACTCGATTAGTTTTCATAAGCGCTTGGCTTACGTCATAATCACCAACACCAAAGACATAATAAGTATTGTCAATATTGTTTTTAAGACATATAGCAGTGATTTCTTTTGAAGCTTCTTCTGGTTCTGGGAATCCATCGTCTGAAGCAACTTCGATATCGATTGTAGTTACATTGATTAGGTTACGATCAAATTTGATAACACCCGGAAAGTATTCATTTATAAACGATGAAATATAACGAGTATTACCGAAGATCTTACGACCTGCAACTTGTTTATTCTCATCAACCCAACCCTTTGCATCACGCATAGAATCGAATTTAATAGGTGCGCATTTGACTCCATTAAGAGATGTCCATTCCCCTTTTGGAGAAGAGACAAATAGCGTAGGAGCGTATTTGATTTTGTGGCTGACTTTTTTACCATTCTCATAGCCACGATAGAGAATCATGTTTCCGTAACGAGTTACGTTTGTGTAGAAATTCATAGGCAATTTTCCATAATGTAGAGTAATATTATAACACAGTTTTCATAAAAAGTAAAGGACTTTTTTCATTTATTTCAAAAAAATAAAGGGACTAGGTTTGCTAATCCCTTTAATAATTGCTTTAACCTAAGGCAAATTGTTGACTTGCAACCCAGATTAGCGCAGGAGCTGTACCTAAACATACTCCAAATACTAATATAAATTGTAACAAATTGCTTAAGGTCGTAGCGATTTCGTCATGATCAGCCATATAGGCTTTAATCTTTGTCATGATCTATCTCCAGTAAAAAGTTTTAAACTATCTACTGAGTTTTCGCTAATTGAGACTCTTTACTCACGTAAAAAATCTTTCTTCGTTGATGCCCCAGCAGACCCTATTTCGATCTTCCTAGGACGCTTCTCTTTCGGGAGTTCAACTCTAGCATACACTACGAGTATTCCATCCTGCTGATCAGCACCGTCTATAACTACAAATTCAGAGAGTCGGAAGGACTTCTCAAACTTGCGGGACGATATACCTTTATACGCAAATTCACGTTCATCAGCGGGCATTTCACCTTTCACTTTTAAGATACCATCCTTTACTTCGACTGAAATGTCTTCTTGTTTGAAGCCGGCCAAAGCCATTTCGATTAAGAATTTCTCTTCATCGATCTTCACAACATTGTGTGGGGGATAGTTATCGTTAGTACGACCATTAGAATGAATTCTTTCCAATTCATCCAATAAAGGCTCAAAGCCTACGAATAAAGAACGCGGTACGTTCATTGTATTTCTTACCATTTTTAGTTCCTCCTATATATAGCAAGGTTTGTGAGAACCGGCTCAATGCCGCATTCTTCAATTATATTTATATAAATTAAAATCTTAGTTTTAAGATCTTATGTTACAATTGTGTTACAAAAGTTATATAAATAGTTATATGCAAAAATATTTAAAATTAAGATTTAAACAATTTCACAAATTCATGAAATCAGGTAGGATTCATAAGGTCTGCAACTCAGTCTTTTAATCTTTATTACTGTTTCCAATATTATATTTTGGACATAGTTCCCATTCAGACTTATCTTTAAAAGGTATAACCTTTATTTGTCTTAGAGGAGCTACATTCTTCGCTGCTTCTGGATTAAGAATTGATATCAATCCCCAATCTGCTAGTAGCACAGAAATAGTATTCCTTCTTTCTACGTCGTTTTCTAATAAATTACTAGGTTTTCCATCTAGTAAAAATAATTCTTTGAAATGCACAATAAAGTATCTTCCTTGTTTGTGCAATATATGACATGACTGAAATAACTTATTATCTCTTCTAGAGGCAACACCAATTCTAGTTAGTGTTTCTCTTACTTTGAGAAAGTCATCAGGTTCGTTGAGAGTAATTTCAAGCATCATTTCTGGCTGCCAATTACTTATTTGCTTTTGTTCTTCCACCTTTATAAATCCTTCGTTTCAAATCTTCTATTTGATTATTATTTAATAATGATAAAACAGATTTAGCCTTTTCATCGCTATATCCATAATATTCTTTAAGAGTATTAATGTTTTCATCTTCAGTAGCTTTAAACCACTTAGAAAACCTTTTCTTCTTTCTAATTATATTTATAAAAAAATCAAATTGAAGGCGCCCATCTAGGTGATGGTGCTTATTCATTTCATTAGCGTATAGAACAGTGTCTGCAAAATATGACAACCCACGATTAACCATAAAGGAGTTATATCCTTTTTCAGCTATATCATCAACCATAATATCTTTCTTGGTTGTATTGATAGCATTTAAATAATCAAACGGATTCATCTTCTCCATACCTTCCACGTGTTTCATTGCCATCATAATTTAGTTCAGTTAAACTTTTTTGAGTCATTCTAAAATCCAGTTGCTGGTCAATTGCATTACGATATTTTTCTTTATATTCGTTATTGTCTACCATGTCACGGTATTTTTCTTTATACTTATCTAGCTCTTCAGTAAGAACACCAATTCTAGTATATGCTGCTTGTAATTGACCTTGTAGTTCCTTTACTGTTGATTCTAAAATTGTTGTGTTGTTCATTTAAATTTTACTCCTGCCATAACTTCTGTTAGACATGCTACTGTGTTAAGTTCATGATCTGCAACGAATGCATTTTTATATTGATAATCAGCCAATATGAGAACTAGCTGTGGTATAGAAGCTGGTTCAATATTATCATTCATATTATCATATATTTTTCGATACAGTGCTACTGGTTCGCTATCCATATTTTCAGCTACCCATTTACGAACTTGCTTAAAGTTCTTTTCTTTTAGAAACGATACTAGATTATTAAATGAAACATCAGACAATTGTACTAAT